CGTAGCTTTCAGGAACGCCCATTGAGCGAGCTTTTTTCTTGACCTCTAACATTAAATCAACAGTCTTTATAGGATCGTTTGATTCAATTCTTGGGTCGTTAGCAAACCCACCTAAAACCTGAAAGAAAGTATTTGCGTACCCTTTTGCTTGATCAGTTTGCGCGGTTTGAGTTTTAATTTTTTCTTGTTCAACAAGCAACGGCAACACTTCACGCTCGCGCTGATACATTTGAGCGCCACGGGCTACATTGAGCATATCCCCCAAACTCATTGTTGCTGGGGGTTTTACACCTAACGCTATTTCTGGTTTTATTCCGAAATCTGCCATGATCAGACCTTAAGTGATTGGTGTAACTGTTACCCCCGGCCCCGGTTGAACTGGTGGTGGTGGCGTGGTAGCAAATGGATTTTTGCCAGTAAGCATAGCAAGTTGTAAATAATTTGATGGGCCTTGTAGAGCCTGACTGTAAGCATTAGCCGCACCTACCGTTCCCGCAGCTTGAGCTTGTGCGCCACCGACCGCTAATTGACCAAGACTTTGAGCTGTTGATTGCCCTGCACTAACTCCTGTATTAACCGCGCCCTGACCCATACCAGCAATGTTTGCCAGTATGTTATAGATGTCTTTACGCTCGCCTTGAGCCCTACCAAAAGCGTTTCCATATTCGGTAGACGCAAAACCCTGACCGTACTCGTTTAGCGCCCGCAAAGTATTTCCAGAAAACGCTCCTTCGCCAACATTTCGCAATCTTTCTGTAGCCTGTGTCCCGTATTTCATACGGAAAGCCATAGACGGGTCTAAATACTCTTGAATTTTTTCTGGGGTTAACTGCCCTGTTAAATACCCAGTACCGGTTTGAAATCCAGTAATGTTTCCTTGGTCATCGTAAATTGGTTGCCGACCAGCCATCCCGCCACCAATTTCACTTAATGCTCCATAACCTAACCCACGGTACGGCGCAAGATCCTGTCGGCCTTGTTCAAACATTCTCTCTTGAACGTCTGCGGCATATCTGGTTCCGGAGGCGGTTGTGTCAGCGGCACTTTTGGCAGCTTTTGCTCCCATCGCCCCACTAACAACTGATGCCGCAGCAACGGCGGTTAGTCCCCAAGTCATTTTTGTTCCCCTTTTAACTGTTTGAGAACGGCAGTCGAATCTATCATTCCTATTTCCCCGTAAGTTGGAGCTATAACCTCATCCTCAATTTTATCTAAGTCTTGTTCGCCTGAATACTGAGTTAGGTGAACCGTAGTCCAAATTGTGTCCTCCTCGGCGTAAACGGCACGTTTTAACCCTGTTTCAGAAATAAACGTACACGGCGCTTCAAAGTATTTCTTGCCAAACTCGGTTGCTACGCTTACTTTGCCCTGCAAAATAAAGTTCAAATGTTGATGCCGGTGGATCTTCCCAATAATCAAAGTACCCTTGGGAATGAACATCTGTCTAGCGTATGTGCAACAACCATACTTTTCGTCTTTTGGGGCAAAGTAATGGGTTACAACGCAGTCTGGCAAAGTGTCTTGCGTTTCGCCATTTTCAATCATTTCCTGTAACCCATTTTGAATGGTCAGAATTTGCTCCCGAAAGACCACCTTCTCAACCGCATTTTGCGGGTCTGCTAGGTCATACGTCATAGTATGGAACCTTTTTGATTTCCCCGTTAACCGTTACGTTGATGAACCCCCGTGGGTTAGCCGGTAGGGTCGCAGAGCCAGCCGTAGCCGTGGAACTGCTAGAAAAGTTCAGTAGGTTCAAAAAGAATAACTGCCACGCAGGGGTAGGCCGTCCAGCATCATTGACCAGTTGGGAGGTCGGTATTACTTGGTTCTGGGGTAGTTGGGCCATCAGTTATCCCCAGCTTCCGCTTTCAGATTAGCTGACACGATGACCGCCTTGATTGGGTCGGTTACGACCACCTCAAAGATCCTGTCCCGCGCAAACCCAAGCCGTCTCCACATGGCCCGCGTAAAGTATTGGCCCTGCTTGCCTATGGTCACCCAGTTCTCGTTAGACCAAGTAAAGCCACCGTCATCCGACCAGCGGAGCATCGCCTGTGGGTCTTGACCCTGCCCCGTAGGTAATCCTACTCCGGGCTGGAACTGGATCTGAAGCTCCGCAAAATACTGACGCTGGAGGTCTGTCGTTATATGGGGACACCTTCTAAGGCGGCGTATCAACTGCCCATCATCCGTGTACTGGGATAGAGACAGTCTATACAACTTGCCGTTTTCATAGTCACCAAGCAATACTTGCTGGTTAAAAAATGCACAGCAGTTACCACGGTGGCGCTCGTACTGGTTTTGGTTATTGGTGTAGAGCCACTTATGCCAAAGCCCTGTGGTGATGTCATAGGCCCAAGTCAGGCCATTGTCCCCAATACTGGGAAAGGTTACAACGTAGGTCTCATGACCTTCTAGCTGGTACGTCCACGCAATCGCGTCCGATACGTCTTGGCCTACCAAAGTAGTCTCAACCGCGTGGGTTGAGATCCTCTGTGGGATGTAGCCGTTCATCTGGACGATGGTGGCCTCGCCCCGGTTATTCTTAGAGACGTAGGCAAAAGAGTTACCAACCCGCGCACAGGAGTAGGCCGCAGCAATACCCTGTTGGGTGCTTGACCCTTGAATCCTTTGGAAAGGAAAAGGGACAGAGCCAACGTCTAACCATGCCTCTGAACTCATCTCACCCAGTAAGTAGACCTCGCGCCTATCGACAATAATTGCCACTAGGTCATCTGGAGACCCGTCTTTAGAGGCAAAGGACAGGGGGTCGGTAATTGGGGAAAGTAGGTCTGAAGCCGCCCAAAGCTGGCTGTTAGGCTTATTGTAGACAAAGTAGTTATCCGAAATATCTACCGTTCCACCGCCTTCAAAGGCTCCGTCTGTGGAGGGTAAAACCGACCAGTTGATAGCATATATGGTGGTGCTAGAGACCGTCTGGGAGGCGCTTACGGTGTACGTTCCCGCACCACCAGAACCCGTCCCAAAGGCCGTGATAATTGTTCCATCGGTCACCCCTGTGCCTTCAATCGTCTGGCCTATTTTTAGAGTGCCGCTGGTCACCGCGCTAACGGTCAAAGTTGTGCCAGAAATGCTTCCGGTCACAATAGCGGGTGATGCGACAGAGTTGATTGCGGTCGAGGTTACGGTCTGGGAGTCGCTAACCGTATAGGTTCCAACCCCGCCTGATCCCGTTCCTAGTGCCGTAATCACGGTATTTTGAGCTACGCCTTGACCAAAAATGGCCTGTCCGACCGCAATGGTTCCGCTTTGCATCACGGTAACCGTCAGGGTTGTTCCACTAATTGATCCGGTAAAAATGGCTGATGACGGGCTACTTATAAACCATGTGTAGCGGTAGGAATCGTCCACAATGTAGACGTTTACCCCGTTGTCCACAATCCCCACCTGACCGGTCGAGGTATTCATCTGCCCAATCATTACCGGGGTCAAATCGTCCTCTAATGCGTAGACAAAGTCACCGCAGACCGCAACGACCTGAGCGCCACCAGACAGGGTTCTAAGACCCCGCACTTCTTCCTGATTGGGGAAGATTGCCACGGTCTCTAAGCCGGGGGTTGGATAGAGGGCAACGATACCGCGCTCGCCTTGAGCCTTGGTAGGGTCTATCTCAGGGTAGAAGTTGATGCACTCTTGAGCGTCTTGAGTGAGCGAGGGTGCTTCGTAAGCCGCGCCTACGAATCCAAAGTCAGGCATTACTGAAAGCCCCCGGTGAGAATCCAACCGGCATCCGCACGTTTACCAACCACCAGTACGTCATCGTACCTAGCGGACTGCATGGGCTTCATGTTGGTTCTTTTAATTGTGGCCTTGGCTTGCATGGCGTAGGCGTTGATCATTGCAATTTGCTGGGGGTTGGATTTGCCGTACATGGGCATAAGTCTTTCAGCCAAGCACCACCGCAGACACATTAGATAGCCCTGTGGGATCACAATCGTGTCGTTGATGCTGTTAAACCTTTGGAATATGGTGTCGCAGAATATGTGCATCTCGCCTTGAGACGGGTTAGGCCAAAAGTAGAACGTACCCATCAGCTCAGAGGGCTGGTAGTACAGGGCTTTAGGCCACGGGCCGTTCTGGGTCTTTAGGCCAATCAGCTCATAGTTCTCTAAGTTCAGAATAGCTACTGGGTAGTCAAGACCACCGTTAACAATAGGCTGACCGTTAGAGTTAGTGTTTACTCGCACAAAGGCTGAGTTAACCGACAGGGGGCGCTCGTAATAAGCGGTTATTGTGGTCGAGGCTACGGTCTGGGTGTTGTTCACCGTGTAAGTACCGGCGTAGTTGACGTTACCCCCGGCTCCTGTCCCAAAGCCTGTGATCTTAGTTCCCGCAGTAATTCCTGTCCCTGAAAGCGCCATACCCAGAGCAATACCGCCCTCGGTGATATTGGTGACGGTTAGGGTATTCCCTGATATAGAACCTGTAAAGGTAGAGTTCACCTGACCGGTCGGGCCAACGGTGTACTGGGTCTGACCTGAAGTCAAAGTGAAGATGATCTCGGTCTTGTAGTAGACCATCATCTGCTCGTTTGACCATTGGTCAATCATGTCGTTTAGCATATCGAAAGCGTCTTGGGCTTCCGCAGGGGCTGGGGTCTCGCCAGCGGCTAGAGCGCCAATGTCTTTCATGGCGCGGCTAATAATGTCTATGGGCTGGGTCATAACTTCACCTTAAATGTTTCCACCTTCCAAGGTGGATCGCTACTCTCGGTATTGTCTAACGCCGCAAGTTGTTCGGCAAGTCTGTCCTTGATCAGATGCTTTTCGCCCTCTTGAGCGTCCATATCAACCCAATGCGACACCTGATGCTCTGATAGGTTGTCAGCAATCTGATAGGGGTTGCGGAACTTCCAATAGCCTTCAGTAGCTACCTTTTTGCCATTATTGGATGCCTCGCAATGGTATTTGACTTGGCAGACCAAGCCGTTATCCACCCTCAGTTCGGTGACCTTCCAATTAAAGGCAATGGCGCTCATGCTTGGGGCCAGTTCTGGGCGTTAACCACCGCAATCAGAGCCTCGACAGACGCAGCTCCAGCAATCGCAGTCTCAAGCCGGTCGCACTCGGCAACCACGCCAGCTCGGTAGGTCTGGGTTCCAGCAGGGATGTCTACGTTGCGCTCTACCTTACGGATCACCATCCAATCGGATGCCGCAAGTAAGGAGCCCGCAGACTGCTTGGTCTGGCTAATCCATTGGGACTTCAAGCCCTTAGTGACCAGACGCTCTGAGGAGTCAACCATCGCTGGCTCACCGTTTACCACGCCTAAGACCTGAACGTAGAGGGGGTTGCCCTGTGGGTCTGATTCTTCCCTGTCCTCAAGAGCCTTGGG